CCGTACTAGATTCGTACTAGAATAAACGTCCCTTACTTCGTCTTGCTCAATCCGGAAATATCTTTCAAAGGATTCGCTTGTCCGGTGCATAGAGCCTCGCCTGATCTCTTCAGGAGTCTTGGTTTTTCGCAAGGCCCTCATGGAGCTATGCCGAGTGATCCCATATAGGCTTAATCCCTCTTTGTCCATGCCAAGGTTTTTAAGTGCCTGCCTGCATTGTCTCCATAATAAATCTTTCCCAAAGCGTGATCCTGGTTTAGCGTGGCCGTTACCCTGGACGTGCCTAAAAAAATAAAGAGACGGGAACGCTGGGCCAAAAGACTTGGCAAGTTCCAAGTCCTCTGGCAAAAAGGGGACAAACTTAGGTTTGCCCGTCTTTGAATACCAGATTTCAACCCCGCCTAAATCATATCGAAAATCTTTTTCTTGAATGTGGATCAGCTCGATTGGCCGAATTGAATAGTATACGCATAGCCAAAGAAAACCTATCCATAGCTTTGGGTTTTTATCGTTGGTCAGGCGGTACACTTCCTCAAAAATCGCTTGTTGTGTCGCCTTGTCTACGGTCTTTCGCCAACCTAGCTCGTATTTAACTTTCGGGAACCTGGGAACGCTTTGGATTTCTCCCCGTTTTTTGAGCCAGACAAAGAACGCATGTAGCGTCGCAAGAATATTTGCTTTCGTTTTTCCCGATAATGTTTCGGGTAGGGAGAGAAGGAAATCTTCAAGGCTTGCGTAGGAAATATCTTTGATGTTTTTGTTGCCAAAAAAAGCTGTAGCTCTCCCAATGTGGTTCGCAAGGTTGCGGTAACACCGTACCTCGTTTTTCTTAATCCCAAGCCATTTTTCCGCTTGGTTCGAAAAACCCAGCGGGTTGTCTCTTCGGTAAGCTCTTTCATCGAGAATTTTCTCCTTGTCTTTTACCCACAAACCGGCCAAAAAAATTCGCGCATCTTCCTCTGTGGCAAAGGTTTTATGGATATTTCCATGCCTGACCTGCCACGGCTTTCCGTACTTGCTCCCTGATTTGTATACTCCACCTTTCATGACATACCCCTCCCCTTGTTTTTGGGGGGCAGTATGGCTATGTTCAGGGTTGAATGTCAAGGGTTAAGCCTCTTTCTTTTTTTATGCCAGATAATATTTTCCATGCCAACGCTACACACAAAGGAACCATGCCGTTTCCCAAAGCCTTAAGGCGATTGACTCTATCTTTAGTGTTCGTGGTTACACGAGGGATAGGGCCACCGCCATTAATTTTTTTTGCTTCTTCTGCCAATATTTTGCCGCCCTTTTGATTTGGGCGGCTTCCAGGATTTCCAGCGCGAGGAGAAGGCCACATTTTGACCGCCGTTGTTAAATTTGCACCCCCATCCGCAGGGTCTATCTCCCAACCCAGCCAGACAATTTCTTCCATCGGCTCAAGCCTTGACGTGCCAATCGGCCATCCCATCAGCCATTCCACCCAATCGGGATTAAGCTGACCTAATAGCTTTTCCGGTTTTTCGTATCCACGTTCTTTCATCATCTCATAAAACTTGTGGCGGTTTCCAGAGCCACCAGTTAGTCCAATCCCTTGCCCTCCGGTGTCTGAACCCCTACTTGGCGTGGGCCAGTACCGCTTATTCTTTTCTTGGACGTGATCTCTCAATTTATAATGACCGGCAACACCCTCTCTCATCTCCATAACACCGCCTTCACCGTCACTCGCATGGGGTGTGCGCCAGAATCCAGAGCCTATCACGTTTATGCGGCGCTCCCACTTCTGCCGCAGATATAACTTTCCATCTACAATCATACCCGCTCTCGGCCAAGTCTCCGAAAATTCGTCGTATGTACCGGTGAGCAAGGAGCCCTGGTACGTTTTCCAACAAAACGAATCGGGGTCGTACCAAGCGTATGCACTCTTCGGTTTCCGGCCAAAGATTTCGGGGGTCTGACTCTCCTTCTCGCTTTCCCGCAACCGAAAAGGGCTGACAAGGGAATCCGGCGGTAATGACATCAACCATTCCCGTATATTGCTCGGCGTACCCTGAATCAATGAATGTTCGGATATCGCCGAAAATTGGCGCGTTGTCAAAGTATCCGTCATCTATCCTTTGCCTGATAACTCGTTGGCAATAGTCGTCTATCTCCACATATCCCACGGTCTGCCAGCCAAGTAAATATTTTGTAGCCCATATGCCACCGCCGGCTCCCGTAAAAAGACTGAGTTCACGCATGGCTATGTTCGGAGTTGAATGTCAAGCTAATCCTCCGCCCAATAGCTTAATTCTTCATCCGCCACGTCCTCGGGGTCATCCTCATAATTATAATTCCCCACGTTAGACAACAGGTAATCTTCAGCCTCAGCCGCAGTAAACCCTGCCGCCATAAGTCGGTTTTTGTAATTTCTATGCCATTCAGGTATGCGTACATGCTCGTGATACCACGGAAAAAACAAGTTCAACACCGCCTGAGGCACGTCCTCTGGAACAATTTCCTCGTCTTTCCACGCAGTTCTGAACCCTATTATGCCCCAACCAGCCCATTCTGCTACATAGGTATGAGATTCAAAGCAGATATAAGCACGATTCGGGACACAGATAAAGCCGCCTGGTATGGGTATACAGGGCATGGCTAGTCCCCTCTGTCTATTTTATCAACGATTTTTTTGTGTATATGCCGCCACAACAACGCATCCGTAAATGACGCTTCTTCAAGCGCCTCTTTCTCCGAGTTAGCTTCAACTTTTTGATATTCATAATCTACGATTTTAACAATATATATACTTTTTGGCTTGCTTTTACTCTTGCCCACGCCTAGCTCTCCTTTGTCGTGACCACGTATTAACTCAGCCGCCACACATACAACACGTTGCCTATTTTCCGAGTTGTATATTCTCCGGGCTGGTTACTAAGCGTAACCCTGATGCTCCTGGCTTCGTCGGGCGTAACCTCAATTTTCTGGCAAGGTCCGCCTGGTTTCAGGCTCTTAACCCAAGCATGTCTTGACTTCCGTGGCGCGGGGGCCGGTATGTTTTCTTGTGTCATGAGTCTCATGGCACTACACCCTCGGCTTGACCTGGCTGTCCAGCCAACTATTAAAATTGCCGTCTTGTAGCATTGCCCATATTTCTTTTGCGCTTATTTCTTCATCAACCAACATTCCGCCAATAATGCTAAGGTGCGATTGTTTAATGCCCGGAACGTCCAAAAGCATTTCGTAGAACCCGTCCTTCTCAATCATCGGATTTTTGGTGCAAAAAATATCTATATGCTGTTTGAGGTCCATGGGGAGCGAAAGCTCTTCTGGTTTATCTGGCATATTTGGTTCCTTGTCCAGCGGCCACGGTTCGGCACAAAGTTTTCCCCACTTTTCCCGTATTTCTTCGTACAGGTCAGGCCACCTGTCTTTGGCCTCCTTAATTCGCTGAAGGTTTTGGAATACATACGTCGCAAGGCCCGTAGCCCGGAGCTTAACCCAATCGTTTCTGAACGCTTCCCTCTCGTTAGCGGGGGCAGGGGATGGCGCGGGCTTGTCGGCATCCTCTTCTTTTTCTTCTGTGGGTTCTGGTTCTGGTTCTGGTTCGGTTTCAGCTTCCGGTGTCCCAAACACATCAAACGCGTTCACGCGGCCCTCGGTAATGGCCGTGGCAACCCCTTTCAGGTTTGCAATATCCTCAGCCGTCCATTGATTTTCCTGGCGACCGTCAAGATATTCAGATATCATTTCCGGGGTTACGCCGTAGCGACCGAAAAACTCAATCACGCGGGCGCGGGCAAGGGCAATGTTCTCGCCTTTGATATTTTTAATCTCCGCTTTTTTTGCTACCGCAATCGCTTCGTCTATTAACCACTTTGGCATGGCCCGTAGTATTGCGTTTCGGATGGCCTTTGATTGGCCAATCTGAAAAACCATATCTTCCGCCCTGTCATCTTCATAACCGCTACCAATCTTCTGCTGTTTTCTTTGCCGGAACAATCGAAGGCAAGTAAAACCAGTCTCAAGGTCTATAAAAACACCCTTGAATAAAAAATGAGTTAGGGTCTCCGATACCTCAACGTCCACCGCGCAATTTTCAAAATTTCTAGCCATACACATGGCAAGGTCAATCGTCGCCCCTTCTACTCTGGTTTTTCGGCCCGTTTTTCGATTCTTTACATCCCAGCCATAGTAAAAAGATTTGCGGGCTGACTCAGCCTCTTTCAGTACTCTAGCCGACACTCTTTCAATTTTTCTCGACTTTTGCACTGTCACGGCTGTAGTATAGGGCGTCTGAACCCGTCGCAGGGTCTGGCCGTCCATTAAGGACTTTTCCGGTTCTTGGATATCGCCGGAAAAGGGTTGAATGTTTTCTAAAACCTCTGGGTCTAAAGCGTGCGCCGAATCTGTCATGGTTAACTACCTCCTTTTTTCTCCATACGGGCATATTTGGTACCAACCGCAGTAAGCGGGATTGCACGTCCAGTGCGACGGGTCGGCTGGCCTGAAATTTCCCGTTCTTATATCTTGTAAAAACGCCTCAGAATAACGTTTTAATCGTTCCACGTCTGATTGTGTTCTTTCGGTTCTCAAGGGAATGTGCTTGGGTTTTTTGTTCGGAACGATTAAGTCATATCGTAAATGTTCGGGCCACGTTCCGGTAAGCTCCTGATACCCCAAATGATAAACGGTCGGCTGTACCTGGCGGTCGGCCCATTGTTGATTTTTGGCAACCATGCATTTTAAATCCTCAATAATCGCTCTCTTTTCTTCCACATGATCTGTGTCAATAGTCCCCACTAAGGGCAAATCAAGACCAAGGTCAACTTCAAAGCGTTGCTCGGCCATTGTCGGCTGGATGGTTGGGGCTATTTTTTCTCGATATACCTCCACGGCGTCAAGCGTCTGCCTCTCGGTTTCTTTAATGATTTTAACCTTGTCTGGCAGTTGTTCTTTCGGTAAAAAGAAGTTGCCTTCTTTGATGTATTCTCGAAATGTCTCCCAGGCGGCTTCTTTAAGGTCGCCAAGGGGTAAATCTGTTTTGCTCGTAATTTTCTGCTTGTGGTTAATCTCCGCCGCCTTATGGACGGCGTCGCCGCGACGGGCCGCTATTCCTGGGGGAAGCGGCCCCCTTGTTAAGTAAAACTCAAACTGCTTTCCGCACCTAAGCCACATGTTCAAGTGGGACTGGTGAATCGAGTCAATCATTCTTTCTCTTCCCCTGGCTCGGGAATGGGGCCAGCGAATTGACGGGAAGGAGAAATGTTCTCAAAATCTATTTTTGCACCATCAAAAAAACGTACAACGAATCCTCCATGTATACGTTCTATCACCTCAACAATTTCGGGCAATTCGTCTTCAGGAGAATACCTAAACCAATAAAACCCTACTTCTTTAGGTGGTTCATTCGTCCACTCTTTCATGTTTCTTTCTCCCCCTTCTTTTTTGCCTTCGTTTTTCTATGTGGCGACGTTTTCTTTATTTCAAACGGATGGCCTTCTTTAACCAAAAAATCAAAATACGCCTTATAAATATCAATAGTTTCCTGCGTCCAGCTTGCCGCCTTGCCCAATATTATCTGAAACTGTTCTCGCCATCTTTCAACGGGGAGGCAACAGATTCCAATTCTAATTTCGGTAGGCGAATCCCAATAAATAGGCTCTCCAACTTCCCCATGAAGAAACATGCTGGGGCTTTTTTTAAGAACTAAACCAGCGTCTATTTTCATCTTGCTTGGAATAGAACAATTTGAGCGGATAATTGCGTTTTTCTTGATAGTGACAAAATCGCCTATAACTACGTTTTGCCCAACCCGGGCCCCGTCTTCTATTATAACCCCTTCACCGACGAATACATCGTCCCCGATAATCACCCTGTCGCCGAGAAACGTATTTTGTTTTATGGTTACGTGATGGCCTATTTTACATTTTTTCCCGATTGAAACGTTTTGGGCCTTAAGGCTCTCCCCTATTTCTGTGCCCTCTTCCGCAACAACGGTTTCATTAATTCTTGTTGTTTCAAAAAGCACAACTGTAATCATTGCTTAATCCTCCGGCTCTGGTATTGGCCCCGCAAATTGATAGGAAAGGTAAAAGCTCCCTAAATATGTTCTTTCCAAGAATCCATAACGTATAATGAGTGTCCCCTCCTCATAAGACCCTTTTGTTTCAATTATGTAGGGCGAATTGTTAGGAGATTTCCTAATCCAATAAAATCCCTCTTCTTTAGATGGCTTGTTTGTCCATTCTGTGGGTTCTGGAATGGGGCCAGCGAATTGATGGCAAGGACGATCAATATCTAATAAATCCGTTAATCCATAACGTATGATACGCATCCCGTCCCCATGAAATCCTCCTACTTTAATTATGTAGGGTGAATTGTCGGGAGAATATCTTAACCAGTAAAACCCCTCTTCCTTCGGTAGCTCATTCGTCCACTTCATGATTCTTTCATCCTGTCTTTCCGGTTCGCATTAAAAAGGAATATCATCATCCGGCGGCGGCGGTTCAGGCCGATTGTCTTTTGGTTCATTCTGCCGGGGAGGTTCCCCTTCAACTTCAATCGGTTTTAAAACATGATAATCGGGTTGGTTCTCTTTTGCTTTCCATTTATTTGAGACAACAATAAACCGTTCGCCAGGCAATAGCTTCTTGTCATCTTCTTCTTCCATGCGGCAGTTAAGCCGCTTTTCTTTTATCCAGCAAACGCCGACCCTAACCCAGTTTGTAGCCATGATTTATTCTCCTGCCTCCTCATATTTTTCAACAACTTGAGAAACCATTTTCAGGAATTTTTCTGATATTGGATATGTGTTGCTTGGGCAAGCGTTGGTATATTTAAAGCCCAAGAAAAACTTACCGCAAAAATTATTGCATAGACGAGAAAGATTATCGTAAGCAAATTCAAAAGGACACTCTCGCTCTCTTTCACATTCAGAAAGAGATAACCACTTTTTAAGGTTTTTTATCATCTTTTTACTGACCGTAACCTCGATATCGTCTATTTTAATCTTCATTTACCTGCCCTCGTAATCAAAACAGGAAAAGCCCTTGTAAGTTTCCACGTAAGGTTCTCTTTGACGGTTTAGCGATAAGGCAATCATTGGACACCAGCCCCATTCATCGCCGCCATGCGACCAGAATTTGCAGGTGGAACACTCTTGATCTCTGGGGTTCGGGGAATTTGTTGCTTGCGGTTCCCGCAGTCCTATGAGTTCCATTGCCCTTATCATTTCTTTTGCCAGGATTTCTTCGGGGGTCATGGCGTCTCCTATTTTTTGTAGCGATCTCGCATGGGCAGGTTTGCTATTTGGCGGGCAAGGCGAGAGCGTTCTTTTTTCTGTTCCGCCGTCCGCCATCTCTCGCCTAGTCCCATAATCCCGTTAGGGAGATCAGTACACCTACCCCCCGGCCAATCCACCAAACAATATTTGTCACAGGTTGAGATGAATGCGTTTGATTGCGCAACTTTAAACTCGCAGGCAGGATGCGCGGCTATTAGTTGCGGAATTATTCCCCCGTTCTTTTCCCACATGGGCCACTCTTTTTCCTTTTTTTCGGGATTACCCGCGCACCATAGCCAGATCTTCTTGTGGAAATAGTAAGCTATATATGGGTCAATCTGAATTGCATCTAGGAGCGGGTCTATCTCTACGTTTTTCGCAATGTCAATAACCCTCTTTTTGTCTTCCCATAAAACCTTCGCCTTTTTACCACCATGCAATCTCCATATCCTGCCGTCAAAAGTGGGGATAAGCCCCTGTTTCCATAAATCCACTACGGGCTGAAAGGGGTATTCACCCGGCTTATGGTCTATCTCCTCCCACTTTTTGATGCTTGGGAACAAGGTGCCTGTGTAGGCATAGGCTGCTTCATAAAGAGAGCGTCGTATCGAAAAAGCCACATTTGAATCCCAATCTGGATATCCGAGAGAGGCAAAAACCAATTCCAAAATCAATTTCCAAGTTGATGTTCTGCGTATCGGGTTCTTAACTTCGCCTGCGCTTGTTATGAAGCGTTCAATAGACTTCCGCACCCCCCACCAAGCCGAGCTTCGGATCGAGTCCCATTGCTTCAGCAGGTCAATATGAGAATCATTGATTTTAGGCGGTTTAATTTCAAAAGGATTAACAGGGTTCATGGCCTCCGAGTATTTCCAGCCGAACAACTTGTCAAGGTCGGTAACTTCTTCCAAAACCTTGGCTGCTCGATAGTGAACCCAGCGTTTACCCCCCACTATTCGTTGAATTCCCCTTATTTTAAATGCTCGGCAAGGCATTTCTACCGCAGGAAAAACAAAACAATCATTCGGATTGCGCGCGGCGCGGATGCCCCTGCCCCATATTATTTCTTCCTCCTCGTCTATTTCTTCCTCCTCCGACCAATCGTAATCGGTGATTCGCACAACCTTGCCGATGTTTTCAGCGTAATTGATCGTGTCGGAGTCAAAGCTCGTCCCGTCAGGTTTGGTTAATACATACATTGAAATTTGCCCTCCCACAAAACCCTTGCCTTCTCCCCGCCGTGCAACCTCCACGTCTCGCCGTCAAAGGAAGGCACAAGGCCCTGCTTCCACAGGGTTACCGCGCATTGAAAAGGATGTACGCCTGGCTTATGGTTTATATATTTCCACTTTTTGATGTTGGGGAACAGGGAGCCTATGTAGGCCCAAACCGCATACCGGATCGAATTCAAAAGTAAAACCTTAATCCAATCCTCAGCCTCGGCCTCGACCGAACGAAGAATCGGCTCCCACACTTCATCATATATTATTCTTTCAAGCGAATATAGAATAGACGAGTCAATCACATTAACGGCTGTATGAAGAATTGATGCTTTGATCGAAAACTCATTCAAGTCCCATATCAAATCCTGAATCAAAGCCCATTGCCCCAGCAGGCCAATATGAGAATCATTAATTTTAGGCGGTTTAATTTCAAAAGGATTAACAGGGTTCATGGCCTCCGAGTATTTCCACCCGAACAGGCTGTCAAGGTCGGTAATTTCTTCTAAAACTTTTACCGCCTGATAATGGGTCTTGGTTTTATCCCCCGCTATTCGTTGTACCCCCTTCACCCTGAATGCACGGCAGGGTATCCTGCCTCCAACAAGGCAATCATTCGGGTTGTGCGCGGCTTTAATGCCCAGGGCGAATATCACATCGTCTTCCTCGTATCCCGACCAGTCACAATCGCTAATTCGCACAACCTTGCCGATATTTTCGGCGAAATTGATCTTGCCAGAGTAGAAGTCCGTGCCGTCAAGTTTGGTTAGCGTATACATTAAAATTTGCCCTCCCACAAAACCCTTGCCTTCTCCCCGCCGTGCAACCTCCACGTCTCGCCGTCAAAGGAAGGCACAAGGCCCTGCTTCCACAAGGTTGCCGCGTATTGAAAAGGATATTCGCCTGGTTTGTGGTCTACATGTTTCCATTTTTTAATAAATGGGAAAAAAGAACATATATAGGCCCAAGCCGCGCTCCAAACCGAATCTACAAGGGGGTCTATAATCGAAAATTTAACCTCGCGCAAAACTAAATCTGTCGCCGCATCCGCGATCAACTCTATCACCGAATATCGAAGAGATTTCCCAAGTGCGCTTCGCTCTGGATTCAGGCCCGAATCATGAATTGACCACAGAACTAAATCCCAAACCAAAGCCCATTGCCCCAGCAGGTCAATATGAGAATCATTAATTTTAGGCGGTTTAATTTCAAAAGGATTAACAGGGTTGACGGCCTCCGAGTATTTCCAGCCGAACAACTTGTCAAGGCCAGTGACTTCTTCCAAAACCCTTACCGCTTGATAACGAGCCCAGCGTTCATCTCCCGCTATTCGCTGTATTCCCTTCACTTTAAATGCCCTGCAAGGTATCGTTGCCAGCGGAAAAATATCATTCGGGTTGCGTGAAGCATGGATGCCCTTGCCCCACGTACCCTTTTCTGGTCCATCATAATCAGTGACACGTATAACCTTGCCGATATTTTCGGCGTAATTTATGGTGCCGGAAAAAAAGTCTGTGCCATCAGGTCTGGTTAATTTATACATTGATTCACCACTCCTTTTATCGAATAAAAAACTGCCAAAACATGTAGCCAAAAGCGATCAGCAGCCCAACATAGGCCGCACGGTCTAACCACTTAGATTCCATTGTTCACCCTCCGTTTAACCAATAACCACTTATGATTCACCTTCTATTTTTCCTGCGGCTTGCGCGGGCTATCTGGTTCAAGCGTCGCCTTTTAGCAACGGCCTTACGAAACTGGCCGGCATGTCCGGCATAATGTTTACCGTTACGGTGCATTGAGGCATAGGGGCTTGAAAAAACAGACGTTACCGCTTGCAAAAGCTGCGCAATCCACGTTGGAGAAGAAAGGTTCGATTGATTTATTCTACGATTTCTTTTAATTGGTCCAGCCATCAAGTCTCCTTCAAAGAGGGGGATGTGTGCTGGCGCGACCAGAAGCCGCCTGGGGAGCTGGAGGGTTCATGGCGGAGACCGCGCCAGCACACGGGGCCAAGGGGTTTAAAATCAGCTTTTTTGGAGATTCGCACATCTGGAACCCTCCATCGTGATTCCAAGTATATATCCTTTTTGGGAACTTGTCAAGGAAAAAATAAGGGAAAAATTACTTGACATTTGTTTTTTTTTCTTGTATGTTGTTAATCATGAGGCGCGCCACGCTAAAAAAAACGAGCGCAAAGAAACTTTTTCTTGCCTTGGTTTTCTCCCTTCTCGCCTTGTCTTGTAGCGGGGGTGGCGGGGGTAGCGACGATTACGGCACCCCGCCCCGCATTAATAACATATATTTTGCCCCAGAAGATAACTGGGACGGAGCGGTTACCGTTTTGTCTCAATCGGAACGATATGTGCTTCTTATGTGGGCTACCGACCCCGACCTTGACATGGTTGATTTGTGTATGACCGATTATGTATTGCCCCAAAACATGCCCTATGACACCTATTGCATGGCTATGCCAATGCAGGTAAGCGAGGAAGTGTTTTATTTTTTTGTTGACCAAAACACGGGGCAGGGCTTGGATTTTTCGTTCTTGCCTGCCGGGGAATACCGCGTTGAATTCCAAATTACCGATCTACAGGGAAACAACAGCAATCTTTTTAACCTAACCGTTTATGTGGTGCCTTAAAGCATGACAGACAAACTAAGACCAAAACAGATAGCGGCGCTCTGGAAAAAAATCAATCCTTATATCTCCAAAAGGCTTCGGTTTATGGTGAAGTTTGAAGACTATTACTATAAGGATATTTCTGCGCGCACGGGCATATCCCCAAGCCACCTTTCGGAGATAGTAAATTACAAAAATTATCCAAACAAGGGTTTGAACGAAAAACATTTCGTGCGATTGTTACAAGGGGGAATAATTACGGTGGAAGAGGTAAAAAGCCATGTTGAGTTGACGGAGGCGGAAGGGGCGACATTGGATCGTTTCAAGATACACGAATTCCCGGAACTCGTGTCTGTTGTGATTCAATTACGCGAGGCGGGACATGATCCTCTGACCATTTTAAAACAGTACGCCAAAGACAACAATCTTAAACTTTAAAAAAAATTTTTTATCTAAACACTTCCCAAAAAGGATATTTTTTAGGAAAAAACGCAAATATACCCCTAATTATCATAATTATCATGTCTTTATATTTTGCGTCAATTTGAGAAAAAAAGGGGGGGCAACATGCCAAAGAAAACCCCAGGCCCAAAAGAAAAACCAAGGTGCATAACCCCATACTGCGACCGCCCCCCGCACAGGATTGGATATTGCGTTGATTGTTATCAGCGATGGGTGCAAGCCTATGCTCAAAGCGCGGTTCTGGCCTTTCATCGCCAAAGCCAAGACCTTGGCGTGGATATCGGCGACGGGTAGGTAGGGGCGGGTGAAAACCACCAAAAAACATTTTGAGATTTTTAAAAAAGAATGTCGTTTCTGGATAGATTTTTTCGGCTTACGGGGTTGGGAAACGTCATTTATACACAGGCGGGACGATAAAGAGGGGCGCGTTTCGTTTGTTGGTTACAACAGCGTCAACCGGTGGGCGGTAATGGGGCTGTCTAAAGATTGGACAGACGCCCTGCCCTTAAACAACAAAGAAATAAGGCGATGCGCCTTTCATGAAGTTTGTGAATTGCTTTTGGGAAACTTGAGAGACATAGCGGGCAGTCGCTTTATTCTTGAGCGCGAAATCGATGAACAGGTTCATATAATCATTCGCACCCTGGAAAACGTGATTTTTGAAAAGCGACATAGAGAGGCGTAGATGGCGCGACGCAAACACGGCACTAATTCTGACTTAATTCGGGCCGTAAAATTAATGGCGATACATCAAAATCAAGCCAAGGTGGCTGAAATCCTTGGCATGCCCCGGCGAACGCTTACAGGTTGGTTAAAACGGGCAGACAGGGAAGGAATCACGGCAGAAACGGTTGACGTGGAGGAAGAATGGGCAACAGAAAAACTAGCGCTGCAAAATAAAATTCGGGAGCTGGAGTTAGAGCTAAAATCTATACGGCGCAACAATATAACCGCCAAGTTTATCCGTGAACAGATTTTTAAAATTGCCGAACAAAGCCCTGATCCGCCAAACTGGTTGGTCCGCGAAGTTAAAACGGGCGATGCCGGCATACCGGTTCTTAATTTGTCTGACGCTCATTGGACCGAAACCGTGGACGCCGCTCAAGTTAACAATATTAATGAATATAATCTCATAATAGCCCAAAATCGGCTCAGAACCACAATCGAAAAAACAATACATTTAGCCATTAATCACATGACCAACATGCATTATCCCGGCATTGTCGTGGCCGTGGGCGGCGATATGGTATCCGGCGACATCCACACTGAACTTTCCGAAACAAATGAAATTCCCACCATCCCCGGCTTAATAGATTTGGCGGGTGTTTTAATGTGGGCGTTTAAGACGCTGGCGGACAAGTTTGGCAGGGTTTTTGTCCCGTGGGTAATAGGCAACCATTCACGAAACACGGCTAAACCCAGGTACAAGTCGCCGCATTATACCAGCTTTGATTGGCTGTTGGGCTGCATTTTGGAAATGACGCTGAAAGATGACCCTCGTATTCAGTTTTATCTCCCCGCTGGCACAGACGCGGCCTTTAGCGTGTGCGGGCACAGGTTTCTTTTAACTCATGGCGATAGGCTGGGCACCAGGGGCGGCGATGGCATTATTGGGGCAATCGGCCCCATTGTTCGGGGCGACGTTAAAACGCGGGGGCAACACGAAGCGTTGGGGCAAGGCTACGATACGCTGCTAATCGGGCATTGGCATCAATGTATGCCGTTGGGCCGCATCATGGTAAACGGGTCTTTGATTGGCTGGAACGAATACGCCAAACTTCAACTCCGGGCTCGCCCCGAACCGCCTTGCCAATTGCTCTTTTTCGTGCATCAGGAAATTGGCATTACCTGTCATTGGCCCATTTATCCAGAAACCCCAAAAATAATTGAGGAAGTCGAGTGGGTGTCTTGGCCAAAGGATGCGGCATGAAACGCGGCAAAATTAACACAAAAAGACAGGAGGGCGTGTAAGTGGATTTTACAATTCAAAAAGTAGAACGATACGGCGTGATGGTTTGGGAACATACCGAAATGGACAAACTTAGAAAAGAACACTGTTTGTGTTTGGATTGTCGCGTCATTAAAACGTGTGATATCGCCAAGACTTTTTTTAAGCTGTGTCAAACATATAACGTGGCGTTTGCCATGACTAGGTGTCCCGCCCATGATTCTAAAACCGCTATAGACAGTGGGGAGTAAACTTGAAAGTCGTCCGTTTAAAGAGATTTAACGCAAAAGGAAACCATAGTGAGTAAAGCTCCGGCGTTTCAATTTTATGTTCGCGATTGGCTATCAGACCCACAATTAAGAATGTGTTGTTTTGCTGTTCGGGGCATGTGGATTGATTTTCTTTGTTTCATGTGGGAAGCGCCAGAACGGGGTCTACTTAAGGGTACAATTTCAAACCTTGCCAGGCTGATAGGGGCAACCGAAAGCGAGATGATTTTATTCCTACAAGAAAGCATGAAGTATAAATTCGCAGATGTTACATGTAACGGAAATGTAACGGATTGTAATACTGAAGTAACGCTATGTAACAGGCGAATGTTTAGAGACCAAAAAGAAAAAGAAAACACCAGGTTGCGTGTTAGGAAGTATAGAGAGAAACAAAACGGTAACAAAAAAGTAACGCCCCCTTCTTCATCTTCATCTTCTTCTTCAAGTACTAAAGTACTTTTATCGGAAGTATCTAGCGATACTTCCTCGTCGGAAAATCCCTCAAAAAAACCAAATTTAAAACCCCCTAAATGTCCCGCTCAAGAAATAATAAATTTATATCACGAAATTTGTCCCGAATTACCGACGGTCAGGGCGGCGGACAAGATTAAGAAAAAAATAGCCTTGAGGTGGCGGGAAGACTTTGAAAGGCAAAACCTTGAATGGTGGAGAAGTTTTTTTGAGGACTGGGTTCACGCTTCTGACTTTTTGATGGGAAGGGTTATAGACTTTCAGGCCAATCTTGATTGGATTCTTGGGCCGAAAAATTTTGTAAAAATCTTAAACGGTCAATATGTCAACCGTGGCCCTAAAACCGGCTCAAGGCTCGGCGACGCTAATTATCGGGCAAGCCGAGCTTTTATTGATGAGATGAGAGGCGAAAGCGAAAATGACCGATAAAGATTTAGAAAGATTCACGGATTTAATGAACGGCCTCGCGGATAACTTTTCAGCCGAATTGTCAACCCCGGGACTGAAAATGCGATTTAAGGTGTTGAAAAGTTTCTCAATTCAAGAAATAGAGCAAGCGGCTTATAACCTGTTGGCGACAAGGAAATTTACCAAAATGCCAACCGTGGCCGATTTTCTCGAAGCAATGGGATATGGCGCGGGGTCTCTTGAGGACAGGGCCGAAACAGCCCTGGCAACTGTCTTGAAAGCAATGTCAAGCATAGGCGCTTATGAGTCGGTTGCGTTTGAAGACCCTGTGATAACAGCCGTTATTGAGAGAATGGGCGGTTGGCCCAAATGTTGTCTTACGGAAGGGGGCGAACTAACTTGGTGGGAGAAAGATTTTAGAAAAATTTATATGTCATTTTTTCGGGAAGGCATCAAGAGAACCGGCCACTTGCCGGGCCTTACTGAAATTGACAACCACGCAAATGGTTATTTTGACCACATCCCCAAACCCAAGTTAATTGCAGACGAAAACAAAAACAAGGGAACGGCCAAGATAGAAAACACCACACCCGCAAAACTATTAACCAGTTATCCGGAAAACCCGGATAACTAACGGGAGGTATAGCAATGTGGAAATATTTAAAAGCGCTTTGGCGTTTAGGCGACTGCGAGAAGCTAAAAAGAGAGAACGAGCAGTTGCGTCGAGAGCGTGACCTGTATAAAGACGCCTTTGAACCGTTGCTCAAAAGATACAACAGGGTAGCCGCCGCCTCTAAAAAGCATGTGGACTTAAGGAATTGGGTCGAAAGGTGGATTGTTCTTGCCACGTCTCCGCCCCGGGGTGGCATAGAAACATCCTCTAAGGGACAACCGGAAGAACAGGAGAAAAAACCATGAAAAAAGAATTTTTTTTACTGAATGATCTTGAAGGCAACGTGGTCAGAAGTTTTTGTCCTGAGCAATTAGAGGACAAGAAGCTGATCAACCTTATACCGCGAGTGGACGCTACGGACAAAACAGATGTTGACCTTTTGGCGCGTTGGGAGGGCTATTTTATTCAAAATGGGACGCCTTATATCGTCATGCGTAACGGCTCTCAATTTTTAACCCTGTATAAAGAACACATGACCCTTGAATAGAGGACAGAATGGGCCATTACCGCTGGACAGAAGAAGATTTAGAGGCGTACAGGGCCAAAAGAGCGTCACAGCGGGGCGCCGCATTGCAAGAGAAAAAGGCCTTGACCGAACCTATCAAACAGGCGGGCAGAATCCCGAACAAGACCGAGCAACGCTTTGCCGAGGAATTTTTAAAGCCCAGGGCGGCAACAGGCGAAATAAAAAATTATCGTTACGAGGCCTTCAAGTTCAGGCTGGCCGACAAAACGTTCTATACTCCAGATTGGCATGTGGTATGCGCCGACGGTTCAATGGAGCTGCACGAGATCAAGGGCGGCGGGCCGGTGAGGGACGACGCCGCCGTCAAGTTTAAAATAGCGCGTGAAATGTACCCTGAGTTCAAGTGGTTTTGTTGGCAATGGAAGGGCGGGGCGTGGCGTAATTTATTCATATAAAAAACACACAAAGGAGGTTTAGTCATGAGGAAAATTATTGTTTTTTTTATTTTAATCCGGCCACGGGGGTTGCGTCAGTTGGCGAGACTGGCGCAAAGACAGACCTGTTGTTAGGGGCGCAATCTCTACACAAACCCATGTCAACAAAAAAAATACACGAGAAAATGCTATATCCTATCGTGCGGGTTACAGTGGGAAACGTCGGCGGCTCTGGCACGGTGCTGTATTCACGGCCCGGAAGCGGCGATATGTATAAATACAGTACCTATATTTTGACAAATTATCATGTTGTTGCTGGCGCAATCTCGATAATGGAAGAATGGGATAGCGATTTATCAAAAAATGTTCAGGTTGAAAAGCGCAGCACGGTCTATGTTGAAATTTTCAAGTACCACAACCTGTCAACGCCGACGGGCACCCTGAAGGTCGAAGCGGACATAGTAATTTACAGCGAGCGCAACGATCTAGCCCTGCTTAAACTTAGATATGATGAAAAGGTTCAATACGTCGCAACTGTAAAAAACCCGCCGCCTAAATATTATATATCCTACCCCACGGTTGCCGCCGGGTGCAGTTTGTTGTTCCCGCCGCTACGCACGCCAGGCGAAATTAGCAGAGTTAATTTTTTGGTAGACTCCCTGTATTACGATATGAGCACAAGCCAGATTATTTACGGCAATTCAGGCGGGGCCATGTTTTTGGCGCACACCGGAGAGTTTATCGGCATACCCTGCATGGTGGCAACCACACAAATTTCTTGGACCGCCCGTGTGCCTATCACTCACATGGGACTGTTTATCCCCGTCAAGCGGATATACGAATGGCTGGCGGGGGAGCATTACGACTTCATTTATGACAAAACAAAAACCGAAAAGGAGTGTCTAGAGTTAAGAGAGTTAGAAATCGAGGCAAAGCGCAAAAACGAAACTAAATAGGCGCGCAACCACGAACAGGAGAGGGCGAAAATGGCTAATCAAACGGTGAAGATACAGGGGAGCTTTGGGTCAGAGCAGGCAAAGGGACTGATAGAATTTTTAGTGGACATGGGCTTTTCGGTTGAAGCCATAGAAAAAGAAAAAGACGTAACCGGCCAACTTGCACAATGGCACGTAAGCGGTGCGACGGGGACGGAAAAAGAGGCCTCAAGAGAAACGAAGAGGTAATCAATGTATACTACCGAAGTTGAAAAGCAATGGACTCGTAAGGGGTTGCCGTGTCGCATAACGATTGCTCGTACACCGCGTTTTGCTGTGCGTTGTGGGCATGTCGGGGTGGGGCTTGACCATGTTCTGTATGGCGTTTTTCATACAAATGAAATTTCCTTTTTAAGCGCCTTTTGCTTGCCTAGCAGAAAAATAACCCCGGCAATATATCTTGACCTTCGGCCAGATATAGATTTTTCAGGCATAATCGGACGCATGGGGCCGGGCCAATGGGCTAGGCATGGCCGTAGCAACGCTTGGATTTGTTATCCTGAATGGTGGTTTGGGTATGCTTGTAGAGCTTCGCTGGGGTTAGAATTTTGTGTAGACGAGTGCAACTCTCTTGCCGACCAACTTGATGAATTGAACCAGCTTTATAAATTATTACAAAAATTGAAGAATCGAGGGAAACAATGCGTCTTGACTATCTTAAATTTGCGAGAATAAACCATGACTCCAGGCGAGGCGATCAGAAAATACTGCCTTGAATGCGTTGGCGATTCTCAAGCGATTTTGGATTGCGGCGGCGATGAAATGCTGGGGAGCCAGGGAGACGAAAACAATCACTGCTTTTTCTTTCCCTTTCGTTTTGGCGACAAGAAGGTTTCAGAGAAAATTATTCACAAATTCTGCCTTGAGTGCCAGGGAAGCAGTTTTAGCAAAAAGCGATATCCTCAAACAATAAAAGACGCCGTTTTAGCTTGCGAGCAATTAAATTGCCCGTTATGGACGTTCAGAATGGGTTCAGATTCTTTCTGAAACGGCAGTTAAAAGTGTCTATAAGCCGTTTTTAGCGGCGATCGTCTCTTGGCGAAGGGTAAGGTATAGGGTTATCGCAGAAATTGGTTTTTTTTGAAAAATAAACGGCCCCACAAGGCAATCTCGTGAGGCCGACATTGCGGGGGACAAGAATTATTTCATTTCATCGGCATTATCGCGCCAAACTTGCAACCGTTCATAAAGCAAACAGGCTCACGATATGCCTTGCCGTATAAATAAACAGTCCAGCCGTCATCATTGAAAAAGGCATCTTCAAAATATCGGTAATTAATGGTAACGCGGTCATCCATTTTTCGTATTATTTTAGCATATTGCAGGGATAATGAAGGGTCATGATAATAATGACCAGAAATGGCAACAGCCTGATAATCCTTGTGTGGCGGAAAAACGTTTTCCCAGCGCGGACAACGCACATCATCAACAGGATTAAGAGTTATCAATTTTTTGGTTAGCTTAACAACTTCATAAAAGCCAGACAATTCCGCTGGGTTAATAGTGTTTCCATCAACTGACCATAACATTAAATCTTGTTGCATAAAATCGCAGGCATGTAATCTATAGCCATCGCTTGATATAGCCACCCCATCCCGAAACATGACCCCATGGAGATCGTATCCGTTTACTTTTCCCCCTGGCTTTCCCGCAAGTTTCGCAACCCACGACAGACAATCAAACCCGCGAAATTGGGTACGATTATTATGTACAATATTTAGCGCCTGCCTTTTTTCTTCAACTTGTGATGTTGTCATCTTGCACGCCCTCCCCCTTTTTTCTTTTGCCCTTTACACCAGGCCCGTAGCAAGGAAATGATAAGGGCCTTAATGCCGATGGTCGGAACTTGAGCTTGACCGAGAGCCCTTGCCTTTTCCCATACTCGAAGTTCGTCCTCGAATAATTCTAAGCGCTTTGTTGCCTTAAGCATCGTCTATGGCCTCCTTTTCTAACGGCAATATTTCATTTGCGGTAACAGGGCCTGCCGTTATGTCCTCAACCCTGACTCGATCATATTGATCGTATAAGGCTTTAAGAGATTCTTCCTCGTGTTCCTTTAGTCTGCCCTTGGCGTCTTTTGGCTTCATTTTTAATAACCCTCCTTCAGTTTCTTTAATTTGTAGTTATGGTTAGTTCCTCTTTCCAAAATTCCTCATTCCCCCCATCATCAAACTCGACCATTATCATGGGGTCATGGGGATATGTTTGACCGCAACCACAATCATAATCTAAGGCTACAATGGTTCCGATCTTTCCTATATATTTTTCGTCTCCCTCCTCGTCAACTATTTGTATTACTTGCACCCTATCTCCTTGCTTATACAAGGTTTCCATCATGATATTTACCTCCCTAGTATTCTAAGTGAAACAACGTACCATCTGTAGTTTGCACTATGTAATAGTTGTTGCGTGGATCTCTTGCATGACTGGATTTAAACACCGCCTTAATTTTACTTTTCTGGACATATGCTGATATTTTGCGTGGAATTCGCTGAAGCCGCGTGAACATTTCCTCAACTTCAACGTGAGTATAAAGCGAACGCGAAATTGAAGATAATTGGTAGCCGTTGTGTTCAAGTGGTTCTTTTCTAATAATTTCCTGGCAGTTCATTTTCGCCCTCCTTTTTGTTATTTTAACGACCGCTCGGCCTCGGCCTCGGTATAACCGAGGTGATCAACCAGGTACTCGGCAACCATCTCGGCTGTTACGTCGGCGTGGTCCGTTATGAGCATACCTTGGGCATCGTAGTCCTCTGGGTCATCAGACTCGACAACCCATCGGCCATTGCTTGTGGCTTCAGGGTCATCAATCATCCGCGCGCCTAACTCGACCAGGGCGTCGGTCAGGCTATCATACTCGCCGCCATAGGCCAGGGCCTCAGCCTGACCGTCCTCGTACCAGCTTGTTTTTGATCGGCACACTACTTTGTACTTGGCGTCTCTTCCCCTCATTGTTTTTCCTCCTCCTTCCTTCTTTGGTCAACCACTCCATCAAGCCTACCGCTCAGGGTAGGCAAGATGCAGGGGTTACAGGATTTCGTGGGGTCGGAAGTCAGCTACACGTCTGAAACCGTTGCCATCTATTAAGATAATCCCCATCATTAAGATACGTCGGCCATAAGCGTCATGACCATTACGCGCTATGGCCAACGTGTCATCAACAGTACTCACCAAGGTGTCGTACCATAGATGACGTCCATCTTCGAGCTCGACGTATAACTGATCAAGCCCAACTATTTTCGCCCCCGGGTAGATTCTTTCCATTGCGTTCATTTCCAATCCTCCTCCTTCAAGGGGGGATGGGGACAGGTCGCCGGCCCCGTCCCTTGTGGGTGTCTGATGTTGGCTACCGGCGCGGCCTGTGAGAGTGTCTAACATGGCTACCAGTATATACCATACCGTAACATAGGCAAGTCTGATTTAGGGTGATTATGAGCAATTACGAGCGATTAGCTCGATATTTTAATTTAATCTTAATTTTTTTTTCGCAAGGTAAATAGCTAAAATCGTTAAAGAACAAGAAAAGTACACAAAAAAACGCAAAAAAATTGTCTTAGAAATGCTCCCAAAAACTCCCAAAAGCTCTTGACAAGCATATATCAATGTGATATTATCACGCTCACGCGGTAATAATATGCCGTGTGGGTGGTGATATACTAGCGCTAATGACATAGGCGCGCTGACACTAACATCCCGGCGCGCCGATAATCCCGGGCCTGGCCAATAAGACCCGGGGGGACGGGTGAAACGGACAACTATCATGAGCCATAAGAGGTTGCAGGGCTGGCCTGGCTGGATAGACAGCCCTGGTGATTGCCGTTAGGTCCGATATATATCTATGATCTATACGCGCTCCACTCGACCATAGGCCACGTTAGTCCTGCGGGTGCATACGGGATAGTGATATGTCTTGTGATAGATGGCGATGGTTAGGAGATAACATCAATATAATGATGCAATTAATGGCGTCATTAACGGTATCTTGCCTTGGGTTATGTCGCCCTCTTAAAAAAAGAGTTACCTGCCGGCAAACAAAAATGCACACAACGGGCGACTCCCAGGGCAAGCAAAAAGGAGGAATAAAGTGGACGATGTAATAGTTGTAGCAAGTGTCCCTTCCTGGGATGATCAATCGCACTCTGATCTTTACTACTTAGACCGCCACAGGGTTCTTGATCCATCGATAATTACGGTGGGTTCGTTTGGCCCCCTATCCACACCTGTTGATAACTCTTGGCGCGACAGACGCCGAGACGAGGGCTTCTAGACGATCTTGCCTTTTTCCTGTTGATAATTCCCCGTAATAATTGTGCATAACTATGACTCGTAATGATTTCAAGTATTTAACGTCAAAAAAAGTACCGATAACTGTTATTATGTAAACTTTGGGGCCCTTGGGGTGTGGATAACGTGAAGGGTATAATGGCAAGACATATTAATACTATCAAGAGCTTCTGCACACGAGCAAGGCGGATGCGTAGTCCAGGACGCGGGCGTGATGGCCGTCCGAGGGGCGGTTCTGAGGTCATCTTGCGACATCGAGGGCCAGGCAGCCGAGGCCCGGCCCGGGATCGGGACGAGGCGGCTTTTCGGAAAAAACCGACTTTTTTGGGTCGGCGATTTGGAGGTCGACCCGACTTTTGAGTTTGCCGAAATGAAATATCCCCCTTTCAGGCGCGGAGTAATTTTTCAACGAGTTTCCGGGGAAGGTTGGTTTAAACATGCGGGATTATTTAACTTTTCGGGTTTTTCAAGATATAAGGGAGCAATATAAAGAAAAAAGAAAGAAAGAATTAGAAAAAATCAAAAAGCTTGAAAGTAATATAACTGAAGATGATATGGAACTTTTTTATCAACTAAAACCCTTACGAGCTAAAGCAAACAAATTAATATAAGGGCAACATCGTGAAAGATTTCATTTACAGGGAGCAGGTTCAATGGGTTTTGTTTACGATTCGCACGATTGATGATTTAAGGGGAGATGAAATAGATTGGATTCACGAAGATACCGAATCTATGCTTGGCAAAGCCCGTAGCGCCCTTGTTCATGATTTACAACGCAAGATTGAAAAAGACGGCGATCCTGGCGGGTTAATTTTTTACGGGGTTAATGATTTTAAAGATGAACAATAAAACCTGTCATAAATGTGAAAGATTTGTACCGGTTAAACTTTTGAAAGAAAAAGGGTTTTGCGTGGTTCATGACGTGATTATTAAATCTTCGCAATGCGGGTGTATGTATTTTTCTTCTGCTAACACGCAAAGGCTTAGAGAGGGTTTGCATTGACATTAGAAGAATTTGACAAGTTTCTTGCGGATCACCCGGAGGTTGAATTTCAGCCTGTTAAGAAGGTTGATAGTGACGGTAATGTTGGGGTGGAGGCGGCTGAGGTGGAGGACAGCACCGGGATGGCCTTCAGGGTTGGCGGTTTTAGATGGTATGACAATTATCCTAACAATATCACGTATGTAGACAATAGCGTTTTAAGGTACATCTCGCCGCACGATCTATACGAAGAGCTTACGCGGGGGCTGTATATGGAACAAATAACCAGGATTACGGGATATTTCACGAAAGTTGAGCAATGGAACAAGGGCAAGTTGGGTGAATTGAGAGACCGGGACAAGGTTAACGGCCAGAAGTTTTTCTTGGGCCGCGATGTTACGCCTGAGAGCATCAGAGGAAGGAGGACGGCTGTTAATATCGGATAGCATGGACGGGACATTCAGTAAAAATTACGATAGAGATATCCCAACATTTGCGAACATTAATCTGTTAGGCGATTGTAATTTTAATTGCTATTTTTGCCTTGGGAAAGATTTGGAAGAAGAGTTCTCAAAAACAAAATCTGATAATATTCATTTTGGCGAATGGGAAAACTTTGATCGTTTTCTCTTGTTTTGCCAACGCAACAACATCCAAAAACTTTATTTAACTGGTCAAAACACTGACCCCTTAAATTACCAATACCTGGAGGAACTTGTAAATTTTCTTCAAGACGATATGGGGTTCAATGTCGGGATACGCACAAACGGGTTCAAGGCTATTGGTTTTTTGGATGTAATAAATTCTTGCAGGGGAAAAATTGGCTATACTATTAATTCGCTAGATTACAATATTCACCACAAAATTACCGGCGTTTATGAAATACCATACTGGCAATATATTATACCACGAACCAATAATTGCCGCATATCGGTAGTAATTAATCGTTATAATTTTATAGAATTAATGGGGATTATACGGTTTGTTGCTGAATTTAACAACGTTAAATATCTTCAATTGCGAAGAGTTTCCACCGATACCCGAAAGAAAGAGCTTCAATTAGACGCCGAGATATTTGAATATATTTATCAAGCCTTTTGCGCTAGTTTTGGACATCATAAACTGGGAGATTTTGCGGGGGCCGATATATTTAAATTGTTTGGAAAAAAGATTGTATTTTGGAGAACAGTTAAAACCAGAGTAAACAGTTTTAATTATTATACAGATGGGATTTTTACAGACGAATATTTTATTATTGAAGGTTATCAAAAAGCGATCAGAGGAAGGAGGATAGCCGCCTGAAAAAAAGATGGAAAATACGGAAAAAAAAGAAAAAAACAAGGGCGGGCGACCGTTAAAGTTCCCCTCGGTGGAGATTTTCAGGAAGCGCGTGGATGAATATTTTAAAGAATGCGACAAGTCTGGTCGGCCCTATACGCTGACGGGGCTTGGGGAATTTCTGGACGGCACGTCGCGGAAGGTTCTCCTGGATTACAGGAGGCGCGGGGACGAGTATTCGGAAATTCTGGAAAAAGCCATGGTGCGCATCGAGCGGTATGTTGAGGAGCAGTTATTCCGCAAAAGCCAGATCGCCGGGGTGATCTTTAACCTGAAGAACAATTTTGGCTGGACAGATGTTCAGAAACATGAGGTTACGGGCGAAGACGGCAAACCGATTGAACACAAGATAAACCTTGAAGAGGCTAAAAGGGCCTTCATGGGCGAAGACAAGGAAGAAGAAGAAAAAGAAAATACGTAAAGCAACATGACCGCAAACGCCGAACCCAAGCCTGAAATAATTGAAATTGCTGAAATGCTCAGGGCCGCGTCATTTGAGCAGGCAAAGAGGCTTGTTTCGCAGCTATTGAACGACCCTGGCGTTGACTCTTCTTCATGGGCGTACCTGGGCAAGCGTGACAGGTTTGTGCTATTAAGCGTAATCTTGCGGCGAACAGACGTTCTTCATCCCTGGCTTTACGAGAGAATTCGCGAGGTTGAAGCCGACCCTGACGGGTATATAGATATCTGGGGCCGGGAAATGTACAAAAGTACGATTATTACTTTTGCCGGTTCGATTCAGGAGATTATTAACGACCCCGAGATAACTATCGGCATTTTTGCTCACACTCGGCCTATCGCGAAGTCGTTTTTGGACCAGATTAAGCAGGAGAGTGAATATAACCCGCTGTTATATCAACTTTATCCTGACATTTTCTGGGAAGACCCGAAGAAAGAGGCCCCTACATGGTCATTGGATTCCGGGATTGTTGTAAAACGCAAGACTAATCCTAAAGAGAAGACAGTCGAGGCGTATGGGCTGGTGGACGGGATGCCAACGGCGAAGCACTTTAAGTTAATGATTTATAACGATATTGTGACTGAACGCTCTGTCTCGACGCCTGAAATGATCTTAAAGACCACGCAAGCATGGGAATTGTCCCGGAACTTGTCGGCGCGTGGATCGAAGGGAGAAAGGAGAACCTGGCACGAAGGCACAAGATATAATTTCGCAGATACTTACCAGGTTTTGATTAATCGCGGCGTTTTCAAGCCCCGCGTCTATCCCGCCACTGAAGACGGAACGCTTGACGGCAAGCCGGTTTTGCTGACGCCGGAAGAATGGGAGACGAAAAAGAGAGAGTCAAGCCCCTTCACGGTCGCCTGCCAGATGCTATGCAATCCGATTGCGGGCGAAGAGCAGGAATTCAAGCCGGAATGGGTGCGCCGGTGGGAGATAAGGCCTGAAACATTAAATGTTGCTGTCTTGGTTGACCCCGCTAACAGCAAAAAGAAGGGGGCGTGCAACACGGCTTTTGCGGTTGTTGGCGTTGACGCTCATTTAAACAAGTTTTTGCTCGACGGCGCGTGCCACAAGATGGACTTGGGCGAACGCTGGAAGATGTTGAAATATTTTCGCAATAAATGGCTTCGCGCTCCCGGCGTTCAGGTTGTGCGGGTTGGTTACGAAAGATACGGGATGCAAACAGACATAGATTATTTTGAAGAAATGATGCGAATTGAGAACGTTAGCTTCCCTATCGAGCCGGTTTCATGGACACGAGACGACACAAACGCTAAGGACGACAGGATAAGGCGGCTTATCCCTGATCATCAAAATTGGCGATTTTTTTACCCGTGGCAGCCGTATGTTGATGAAGATACCGGGGAAAAAATAGAAATTACGGCAAAAATGCAAGAAGCCATAGATCATAAACGGGGATATTTGGTTGCTAAACCGATAAAAAGACGAGATCACGAAGGGCGAATTTATAACCTTGTTGAATGGTTTTTGAATAACGAATATTACTTTTTTCCCGCAACCACGGCAAAGGATTTTTTAGACGCTATGAGCAGAATATACGACCTTGACATTAATCCTCCGCAAATAATTAACGAGAGAGACCTTTTGCCGGAATATGTAGGAGACGATTAATCATGACAGAACGAATAAACCTGGATCAATGTTTTGTTTGCGGAAAAAAAATAAGCGAATTCGATAGTGTAATTACTAGCTGGGACGATCCTTCAATAGTAATAACGCGGGAGTGCGTTAGGGCTTTATGCGAATCATGCCGTGCGATTTATCAGGAAATTCGAGATACGATTAATTATCCCGCCACATATCCCACTTTTTGCTCGGGCCTAGACGGGTACCTACACGCAGTCAAGTCACAGATCAAAGAGCACCCTGATTATAAGGGAGACGATTAGCCATGGTGGAACAAATAAGTATAGACCAATGTTTTGTTTGTAAGAAAAAACTAAATGAATTCGGTCATATAGTTCATAGTCAAGGCTTCACTTTAGTACCGGGGGGCCTTGGGGCCTTATGTGAATCGTGCTATGCGATTTATCATGAAATCCAAGACACGATTTACTATCCTGCTACAACCACAGACCTACTTTGGTTCCTACACGCAGTCGAGGCGCGGATTAAAGAGCATCCTGATTATAAGGGAGATGATTAAAAAATGGCGGAAAGAACGTTTAACTGGTTAAGCCTCGTGGTTGAGGCCGATCCGGATCATTACGAAAAAGAAGAAGTTTATGAGTTCAGCGACGGGCGGGTGTTCTTGAACACAGATTCGGGCACAAGCGGAATTTATGATGAGTGAAAAAGAACATATAGTCGGATCGCCGAAAAATTATACGAATCACCCTGATTATAAATTTTTGCCCGAACCGCTGAAAGCGAAATATTCGCCTAAAGAATATGCCTGGTTGCCGGATTCTGTCAGGGCAAGACTGCTGGAGATTGAGTGCTATCCAGAGGTGGAGGAAGATTAAATGTTCAACGTTGAAAAATTTCTTGACGACGTTAGCGGTCTAAGGGGCCTAAGCTGGGAGATAAGAAAAAGAGCAGAGGAAGATAAGCCTTGGGGGGAAGAGGAAATTTATTTGTCAAATGAAACAATAAACAAAACATTGGATGCGGAAGAACTCTTGGCTGATTTACTTTTTGAACTTGAGTGTTTTGGCGAGGAGCTTCTTGAGCTTGAACGGTTGCAGAGGATTGCCCCCGAAACAGATAAAGAAACAATCGAATATAGAGAGGTTTGCGACGACTATAAAGACGAACTTGCAAAAATACAGCAAGCAATACGGGAGGCACAATATGATCAAGAAAAACAAGTTGCTTAATCCTTCGCTTTTTTTGGCCGATTTAGGCAAGGCTAGAGATGAAATAAACAAAATTGACGATAACGACAAGGAAATAGGCGGAGTAATAAAAAATACTTATTTGGGAATAATTCATGGAATTAACAGGTTAGCTATGCAGGCTTTCAAGAACGAATTTTTGGGGATGAAGTGGGATCTTCTGGCCGATGAATCAAGTTTTGACGAAGTAATTAAGGCGATGGAAAAAGAAAATTCAAGACAGGGCAAACTTGGACACGCCATGGGCATGTGCAGTGAATTGGAAGAAAAACTTGATGCGGCCAGACTGGAGTTGCAGGAATTGAAAAACCCCGTAGCCGCCAGAATGCGCCAAAAAAAAGCCCTCGAACGAGAGATGCTAGAGCCGAAAATTCATCTTTACCCATAAAGACTATCATAGAACGGAGCATAATTTATGGTTCATATCAGCATTAAACCGGAAACAAAATACAAAATAGAACCGGTAGAGGGCCACCCTCTTGGCGATGTTTTGCTGGCGAAACGATGCGCCGAGGCGTTAAACAGGCACTATCCCGGGCATCTTTGGGCGGTGCATATCAATGATGAAGCGCTAGGCGGGGTTTTGGTTATAAGAAATTTAGCCGTATCCTTTCGCTACGGATATGTGTTGAAACTTGATCGTGTTTATAACGACCCGAATTTAACGTGCGTAATGCGCGCCGGCGGCGAAATTTTGGAACGAGCAAGGATGTCAAGGGGATGGTGGGACGGAGAATATGCGACGCACGTTGAAGGCATAAGGCCGCAAGATCAACCGTTTAACGGAATTATTATATGACAAAAAAAATGAACAAAAACGCTTGGTTAAAAAGGGCGGAACAGGCTTATTTGCAGTCAACCACCTATATTGACAACAATTACCGCAAGCAATGGAATGACAACATAAGATATTTTTATTCTCGCCATCATTCTGGCTCGAAGTATCTTAACGCCGCTTACAAATATCGTTCCAAAATCTTTCGGCCCAAAACCAGAACAGCCATAAGAAACAGCGAAGCGGCGGCAATGATGGCCTTTTTTGGCAATAAAGACGTTGTGGACGTCGAACCGCAACGCCCGCAAGACAAAAAACAAGCCGCTTCCGCCGCCATAATGAAAAAACTGCTTGAATACAGGCTCCAGAAAACAATTCCATGGTTCATGATTTGCATTGGCGGCCTGCAAAACGCCTCAGTTACCGGCGTGGTTGCCTCTTATAACTACTGGGAATATCAAGAGCGAAAAGAAAAGAAACTTTACAATGTTTTAGACGAAAACGGTGAGCCGGTTTACGACGAAGACGGAAACGCTGTGCTGGAGGAAAAAGAAGAAACTATTATCCTGAAAGATCGGCCCGTAATAGAACTTATTCCTATAGAAAATCTTCGCATTCACTCTGGGGCAAGCTGGATAGACCCGATAAATACCAGCCCTTATATCATTCATCTTGTGCCTATGTACGTTATTGACGTAAAGGCCAAGATGAACAAAAAAAACCCCAAAACCGGACAACCGCTTTGGCATAAATTGTCAGACGGGCAGATTCAATCCGTTAAAAAGAATACATACGACAGTACCAGACAGACGAGGGAAGACAAAAGAGAAGACGTTGCCGACATAAAGCACACAAAAGAACTGCAAGATTACGATATCGTGTGGGTGCATCACAATTTCATGAGAGTCGGTGATGAGGATTACGTTTTTTATACCCTGGGCACACAGTTTATGCTTACCGACCCGCAGCCTATCCGGGAGGTGTATTTTCACGGCGAACGTCCCTTTACCATGGGATATTTGACCTTTGAGACACACAAGATATATCCCTCAAGCAAGGTGGATTTAGGCAAAAACATCCAGAAAGAAATAAACGAAATAGCGAACCAGCGGCTTGATAATATCAAGCTGGTTATGAACAAACGCTGGTTTGTTACGCGGGGCAAACAGGTTGACTTAACGTCCTTGACGCGAAACGTCGCTGGCGGCGTAACGCTTGTTAGCAGCCAAGATGATGTTCAGTCGGAAGAGTTTCACGATGTTACTGGTTCGAGCTACATGGAACAAGACCGGCTTAACGTGGATTACGATGAATTAATCGGAAACTTTTCAGCCTCGACAATACAAACGAACCGCCGTCTTAATGAAACCGTTGGCGGGATGCAGATGTTGCGCGGTTCAGCCACGAGCATCATCGAGTATGACCTAAGAGTTTTTGCCGAAACATGGGTTGAGCCGACATTAAGACAGCTAGCCAAGCTAGAGCAATATTACGAAACAGACGAGGTGATTTTAGCGATTGCCGCAGACAAGGCTAACCTGTTTCAGCGATTTGGGATTGACAAGGTGACAGACGACCTTCTTAACCAGGAGCTTACGCTTTCGGTAAACCTGACTTCCGGCGCAACCGACCCGTTGCTCAGGGTGCAGAATTTCATTTTAGCCACCAGAACGATAATAGACATATTGGCTAAATCGCCTCCCGGTCTTTGGAATATCGAAGAGGTGATAAAAGAGGTCTTTGGCCGGATTGGTTACAAGAACGGCATGAACTTCTTCCAGTTTGACGGCGGAGACAGGAATCCGGAAAAAATGCAACTTGTTCAGGCGTTGCAAAAAATGCAAGGCATTATCCAGGCCCTGCAAGCCGAGCTTCAAAGCAAGGCCAAGGAACATGAAGTTAAACTCTTGCTTGAAGGCATGAAGCAGGAAGGACAAGACAGGCGCAAGGCCGCAGAGGTGGGCGGCAAGCTGGCCGCGAAACACCTTGACTTGCTTAACCCCGTTCCGGGAGAAACGATAAACCGAAATGCTTGATTTGAAAAGTTTAAGTCACGACGATTGGATTCGCTTGTACGACCAGGCCAAAAATTTTCTTGGAAGCAATTTGTGGGAATATATTAAGGCCATGGTTGAATTGGAAAGAGAGGGGATTTTTGCTGAACTGGCTAACGTCAGCCCATACGACGCCAAAAAAATCATTGAGCTGCAAAACGATCTGCGGATAGCCGAAAAAGCCCCTCAATGGATAATGGATTTAATCACACAAGGCGAACAACTATTACAAGAAAGAATGATGCACGACCAAGAAGAAACAGGAGAAGGAGAATAAATAAAATGGCAGGGAAAGATGCTACCAAAGACGGCGTATCTGAAGAACAAAAAAAACAAAACGATGCAAACCCTCGCGACCTTGCAATTGAACGTCTTGCTCAGAACGCGTTAAGCGAGCGGGCAGGCGAATTTCAAGGAGAAATTGCAGACGAGGAATCGGAAGCAGAAGACTTATTAGAGGAAGGAGAAGAAAACCCGGAGCCTACCGAAGATGAAGAGATGGCGGCTTCGGAAGAAGAAGAGGGGGACGCGGAAAAAGACACAGAGGAAGAAGAAGAATCGTCCCCGGAAGATGAAGAAGAGGAAGAAGAACTGATAGAGGTTAAAATTGACGGCGAGAAAAAAAGAGTCCCGTTATCAAAAGTTATAGACGCGGGCCAAAGAACGTTTCAAAAAGAAACCGCCGCTGATAAACGCCTTGAGGAAGCCACAAGGGTACTCAAAGAGGTGCGTGAGGCAAAAGAAAGCCTAATGGCGCTTCAACTATCCCTTTCCGCCGCCAAGAAAGAGGACGTTGAAGAAAAGAAACAAAAAACCACAGAAGAAGAAGAAGAAACGATTAGCCTGGAAAAGTTTATGGAACTTGCTGACGCTATTCGTTACGGCGAAGAGGAAGAGGCAGCAAAAGCCCTTAAACAGCTAACCGCAATGTCTAAAAGCGAAACGCCGCGATCGGACGGGGCTATTTCGCTTGACGACGAAAGGTTTCAAGAAGTTATTGGCGACATAACGTCTAAGATCGAAAGCAAACTTACTGCGAAACAAATACAAGAACGCTTTCATTTGCCAAAAGAACAGGGCGGTTTCGGGGATATAGTCTCTGACGAGGATTTATATCAACTTGCGGTAAGCAAGGTTAATGATTTGCTCGCGGGCGGCGCCCCCAACACGTGGGAAACCTACCAGAAGGTTGGCATGTCCTTGAGAGAAAAATTCCTGAAAGAACCCGAACCTACCCAAGAGAAAAAGAAGGAAAGCGATTTGCAGAAGAAAAAAGAGAAGAAAAAGAGCGTTGATACTGTTAAGGGCGTAAGTCAAAAATCTATAACCGAGGAAGAGTCCGCGCCTGCCCTGAGTAGCGAACCGGAACGTTCCAACGTTATTCGGGAGATAAAAAGGCAAAGAGGCCAACTCGCTTAAACGAAAAAAAAGGAACAAAAGGAGAATATATGAGCGGCCAATTGTGGGTGGTTAATTCCCTCGGAGGTTGACATATTGGCCTCCTAAGATTGCGATATGCTGGAACGTCTTGAAAGGTCATAATTACTACCCAGGTGAAAATATTATGAATAGAGATAATCAGCAGGGAACCCCTACTAAGGCAGAAATTGCATGGCTGGCCGGTGTTATAGAAGGCAAGGGATCGCTTGCTTTAAGCTGTTTCATAAGAAACGAGAGGCATAAAAGCAAGCCCAAAATAGGAGTAGAAATTAAACTTTATAACACAGACGCGGGAATAATTAAAAAAGCCGTTGATATAGTAGAACGGCTGGGCCTTAAATATTATTTGTCAGAAAGAGCGCAGAAACCAACGAAAAAACCAGGCGACGAAAAATACAGCGGACAAGACCCCACGCTTTTCTTGATAGTAAAAAGGCTTCAAAGCGCTTATTTGCTGGCAAAACTATTGCGACCCTGGATATTTGGCGACAAAGGGCACAGGCTTGACTTGATTATTCAATACCTGGCAAGGCGTTTAAAGAAAATAGCGGACAACGACGGCAACCACCGAAATGTTTGTCTTGATTACGGCGACATAAGCATTGTTGTTGATTTCTACAAACGCTTTGTGAAGCGGCCAGGCCATAACAGAAAATTAGTAGAGGGACTCCTCAACGAGTATGAGCAATCTGCGGCGTAAAAACTTGCCGCAAAGATGTACTCTGGACTTGCAGGAGACTGCAAGAGGTAATTAGAAATAATTACCCGCCAGCCCCATAGGGTTGGTCAGTAGGCGTTAAAATGCCGAAAGTAACAGAACGTATATGTACAGCGATAATCTCTCGAAGGAATTGCGTATGGCCTTGCAACCTGCTTGTAAGTTCCGCCAGTTTTGCGACGTGCGGGACGCCACACAGCAGGGGAAGAAACATGGCGATACGTTCCACTGGAATGTTTATCAAAACGTAGAGACGCAGGGTGGCACTATTGCAGAAACAAATACCACTCCTGAAACGAATTTCACGATAACTCAGGGAACCTTGACCATAACTGAAATGGCGAACAGCGTGCCGTACTCCGGCAAGCTCGATGATCTCTCGGAACACCCCGTGAAGGAGATCATCCATAAGGTTTTGAAAAACGACGCAAAAAAGGCGTTCGACACTCAAGCCTACAACCAATTCAATGAAACTCCGTTACGTGCTTATCCCTCTGGAGGCACTTCAACCACAGCCGTTTCCATTTCAACCACCGGCACGGTTGGCGGAACGTCAAGCAAGGCCCTGGATACCGGTCACGTCAAGGCCATTGTTGACGCCATGAAGGAAAGGAACATTGATCCGTATACCGGAGACGATTATTACGCTCTTTCCTGGCCGTCAACCTTCAGGACATTCAAGAACAGCTTGGAAGGCATTTACCAGTATACCGGTGAAGGCTTCGGGCGAATTGTCCATGGCGAGATCGGGCGGTACGAGAACACCAGATTTGTTGAACAAACCAACATAGACAAAGATGGCACTACCTATACAGACTGGTGCTTTTTCTTTGGACAGGATACGGTCGCCGAAGCTATCGCCGTGCCCGAAGAGATGAGGGGGAAACTTCCCACTGATTACGGGCGGTCGAAAGGTGTAGCATGGTACTACCTTGGCGGCTTTGGGCTTGTTCACACCGCGCACGCGCAGGCTCGCATTATTAAATGGGAATCTGCGGCTTAAGGAGGTGATGAACAATGACTAATTTTTATGATGACAGCAAATATGGCGTGATTGAACGGTTATATTTAGGGCCTCACCAGGATGCCAACACTATGACTGGTGACACTACCCTGCTCAAGCGATTTTATCCGCGCGGGCCAATCAAAATTTTAAAGTTTGGCGTGCAGCATGTCGCTACGCAGGGCGGCACGGAAATAAAAGTTAACCTAAAACGTAACGCTTCAACTCTTGCCAGTGTTATCGCGTCCACAGACTCCGCTCCGTGGACAATCGCAAGTGCGGATGTTGACAAAAACGTTGACGCCGGTTCTTACTTGACCATTGATACCGAGGGCACGGTCGCAACTGGCACTGTTATATGCTTCATTGATTACGTGAGGCTGTATAACAGCAAGTGGGACAGCTAGTTGAAGATTGTTAAAATAGCCAGACATTGTTGTATCCGCGTTCAGAAGGAGGCCTTGCCCCTTTTGGACGCGGGGCACAATGTCCATTGCCTAGCGTGGAAGATTCCTTCTTTCGCGGAGAGGTATAAAACGTTTTCGCTTTATAACAACCTTGACCAATTATATGAACTAATCAAACTGCACAAAGATGCGGACATTTTTCACGTACACAACGAACCATCGTGGTTTGTGACCGCAGTGAAAAGCGTATTGCCAGACAAGCCGGTTGTGCTTGACGCGCATGATTCCATGCTGATTCGAGTAAAACCGGAAGACACGAAAAACGTTAGAATTAGCGTTGACGAACGAAACAACTTTCAACTTGCAGACGGCCTTGTATTCGTGTCAGAGCCGATGCGCGAGGCATGTATGAAGGAATTTGGGTTAACCCAGCCGCACGTTGTACTGCCTTCATACGTGCCCAAAGAGTTGTATCGGCTGGATTCCTGGAAATGGATAGGCGGAATTGTATATGAAGGGAGGATTGATCTGCCAGACGAAATAGGCACAGAAGAGCTAGCCTTTTTTGCCTATTGCGATTACACGAAACTGGCCGAGGAATTAACCAAGAGGGACATCCCTCTTCACCTATATACCCCACGCAAAGACGGCAAAACCGCCAAGCATTACGAAGGGAAAGCCTTTTGGCGTGGGTCTTACCCATATACCACGCTAATCCGCAAAATTGGACGTCATAATTGGGGATTGGTTGGCAATTTGGGAGAACATATGGTCTGGCAATACGCTATGCCTAACAAGCTTTTTGAATACTTGGCTGCGGGCATACCGATTATCGCCCTGAACGCAGACAGGGCGGGCGATTTCGTTGAAGAGCATGGCTTTGGAATAAAAGTTTCAACCGTAGATGAAATCGTTGACAGGTGGGCGGAACACCGTCAATGCAGGCAAAACGTCACCTTTAAAAGATTCGACTGGTGCATGGACAACCATATTCACAAGATTGAAGAGTTGTATAAAAAACTGACATGAAAATTCTTTTGCATTATCCAGAATGGAGCAATCGCTGGGTTCCCTATATTGAGAAAGAGCTTAATCAATACGATTTAACCGTAACCCATACGAGCGATGGCGGTAAATTAGGCGACTTAAGCGATAAAGCAGACCTGCTTATCTCGATGTGGATGAACGAAATAACAGCGTTCTGGTCACAATATTTCCCGGACAAGAAAATTATTTCATATTTAAGACGCTATGAATTTTGGGAGCCTGATTTACTAAATGCGATAAACTTTGAGGCGGTAAATGCCATAATTTTTGTTTCCGAATACTATCATAAAGTTTTTAACAGGTTGATGGGGTTGGATTTCAAGGGACGCCTTTCGCCGGAAACGAAACAACACGTTATCCCGAACGTAATAAATTTCGATGATTTTAAGCCCATAAAGCCGAAAAAAAACAGCAAGAAAATTGCCATGGTCTGCTTGATAAAAAATGTAAAAAATATTCCTTTGGCTTGCCAGATACTTTTAGCCCTGCCGGAAGAATTCACAATACATCAAATTGGCTTGCCTGCTGGCTCGCAAATCGCGGGGCAGATTACATCATATATAGATTCCTTGGGACTTATGGATAGATTTAAAATGGAGGGGGTGATCTCGTCTAACAAAGTTTATAACTGGCTGAAAGACAAGAGATGTCTTTTGTCAACATCTATAAACGAAGGCAATCCCAATAACGTTATTGAGGCGATGGCAATGGGCATTAAACCCATTGTTCATGATTGGCCTGGGGCCAGAGATCAATTCCCGGAAAACCTTATTTTTAGGACAGTTGATGAGGCGGCATCGTTAATTTTAGACTCAAGTTATCGGCCCGCTTTTTATCGGCGATGGGTGCAGGACAAATATTCTATCAAAAATTACGAGAAGTTACACGCGGTTATAAAAGAGGTGATGGAAGATGATTAAAAAGAAAAAAGGCAAATATTATGTTGTTTCCCGCAAGGGCAAGAATTTAGGCGGCCCCTACGATACAAGAACCGAAGCCGAGCAACGACTTGCTCAGGTCGAATATTACAAACATAAAAAGAAGAGATAAAAAAGGAAAGGAAACAGACAAACAATGACCACGCAAATGCTTGACAAAAGCAGACCCTACGCAGAGGTTTATGGGGACAGCAACATTAGATACGAACAAGATGGACGGACATATGATCCGGCTGGGAGGCTAATTGATGATGATGCGGATAACGTAGAAGAATTCCTTTGTCCTGAATCCGGTTGCCGGTTTAAGGCCGCAACGCAAGACGAAATTGATGCCCACGTTATTAACATTCACGGGGGCGCGTTTGAGGCGCAAAAGATTAAAGACAAACTTTATGACCTTTTTGTCAATGCCGACGAAAAGGAATTGTCTTATTTGCAGACCAAAAACAACGGAACGTTCTATTACGATAATGGCGTTTTGTCGTTTACGGTTAACGTGCCCGCGCTCAACTCGCCGAACATTGAACTTGAACCGCCAGCCGACGACTTGCCGGACGGTATTGTTGAGGAAGAAGAAAAAACAAAACTTGGATTGCCGATAAACCCCGCTGAATTAGACAGGGAACAGATTTTGGAGTGGCTTGATCTTCTCGGCATAGACCACGATAAACGGCTTGGCGAAAAGCGGTTAAGGCGATTGCTGGAATATAACCTTGAAAAAGCCGAAGAGGACGAAGGGGCTGAATGAAAATATTAACCGGCTTTTGCTCCCCGCCGAAAAACCAGAAGGTTTTGCTGTTCAATCCCAGCACATCACAGGAATATAACAAGGCCGTTGTTGAGTGGTTGCAAAACGAACATGATTGCGAGATTTACACAACAGCCGCAAAAACGCTTGATGCGGTTGAAGGCCGTGAGCTCCGCAGTTTGGATTGCGCTGTTGATTTGTTTTCCGCATGTTTCAGGCAGAACGTGGAAAATCCTAAATGCGTTTTTACGGGAAAGGACACTGTCCCCGCTCAAGAAGGGGGCGTAGTTGGATATTACAACGTTTGCCCTGAAAGCATGACATTTGTGCTGGCAGACCGCGCCTTTCTTAATCAAGGCATTTACGATGAAGATTACGGCGACAAGCTGGGCAAAAAAATAAACCCAAAATATGGATTGCTGGCGGGCGTTATTTTTCAAGACATTGATCTGCCCCCCAAAGGCAAACTACTCGAAGTAGGGTTCTCTAATACGGCTATCTTGGTTGGCTTTGGCAGGCGCGGCTGGAAGGTAACAGGCTTGGATTTGGCCTGCTCCAAGGAACGCAAAAAGCAAATTAAAGGCGTTGGCGGCAAATTCATCTACGGCGATATCGGAAAAGACGAAATAGACGGTCAATACGACATTGTTTGGGCCAGTCATCTTATAGAACACCTCGATAATCCGCTTGCGGTAATAGAAAAATTGTGCAGGGCGGTTTCGCCTGGAGGCTATTTGTTCTTATCGGCCCCAGACGCAAAACTGTGGTTTGAAGGCAAAAAAAATCAAATACTCGGCCACATGCACCCCGACCAGCATATATGGCTTGGTTGTTCAGATCATGTTGCCCAAAAATGCAGGGACGAGGGATTGACAATAATCAAAGAAGAAAGATATGGCGACCCGTTAAACGGTCAATTTGAATACGTAACGAAAAACGAATGGCGAATATTAGCTCAAAAAAAATAGAATACCTTGACCTGTTGGCCCGCTGGCAAGAGCAGGATTTGGGCGGGAAAAGACCAGGGAAAAGCGCATGTGTTGTCAGATACGGCGGCATTGGCGATTATATTCAGGCAAGCTCTATTCTGCCAGGCTTGAAACAACAGGGTTATCACGTAACCCTCAATGTTGAATCCAGCGGATACGAACTGCTGAAATTTAATCCCTACATTGACGCTTTCTTTATCCAGGAATTCAACCAAGTGCCCAACCCTGAGCTGGGGCCGTATTGGGGCAAACTGGCCGCATGTTTTGACAGGTTCATTAATTTAAGCGAATCGGTTGAGTCCTCCCTGCTGGCGGCAAAAGGCAAGATTCATGTTTATTGGCCCAAGGAAGCTCGACACGCTTATATGAATCATAACTATCTCGATATGACGCATTTAATCGCCGGAGTCCCCTTCCCTCCGTATCATGTCAAGTTTTATCCCAGCAACCGGGAGAGAAAGTGGGCGACAAGGGAATATCACAGCATCGGGGGACGGGTTATCCTTTGGACATTGTCCGGTTCGTCTGTCAACAAGGCGTGGCCGTGGCTTGACAATGCGGTAGCTCGGATAATGTTGACATATCCTGATGTAAAAATTGTTTTCGTGGGCGACACACTGTCACAAATTCTTGAAATGGGGTGGGAGAAAGAACCACGGATCATTCGCCGTTCGGGTATTTGGTCTGTCAGGCAGACATTAACCTTCGCGGAGATGGCCGACCTTGTAATCGGGCCGGAAACGGGGGTTTTGAACGCTGTTTCGTTTCTGCCCGTTCCCAAAATTATCACCCTGTCTCATTCCTCTATCGAGAATTTGACAAGAGATTGGGTTAATTGCATTTCGCTTGAGCCTGAAGGGTGCGACTGTTATCCGTGTCATATTTTGCATTATGGCTTTGATTTCTGCAAAAGAGACGAGGAAACAGGCGTTGCTGATTGTCAGGCAAAAATTTCATTAGAAAAGATGTTTGAGGCAATTAGGACTCAATTAGAAAACAATATAAGCTCAAAAAAGGCAATATAAAAAAATGGCAACTGATTTATCGGTAAGCGGCGACACGATTATTCAAGACGCTCTCATGGAAATAGGGGTGTTGGCGGCGGAAGAAACCGCCAAGGCTCATCATACCAAACGAGGGCGGCGTATCTTAAACATGATGGTCAAGGCGTGGCAGGGTTCCCCGAACGTTTTTACGTCCGGTCTTAAAATGTGGGCCAGGGAGAGGGCAAGCCTGACCCTGACGGCAAAAATATCTTTCAGTTTAAAGGCTTCGGGCGGCGACCTTGACATTGACCCGCCAGTGGCTATCCTCTCGGCCCTTTTACGCGATTCAGACGACAATGACACTGTGTTGAGTCCTATGCTTTTGGGCGAATATGAGGCCATTTTAAATAAAACAGAAACAGGCACGCCGACGAAATATTACTACGAAAAGCAGTTAACAGAGGGTGTGCTTTATCTTAACAGAATCCCTGAGGACACCACTTCAACAATCGAATTTGTTTATCTGCGTCCCCTGACAATCATAGAAGATTCAGACGATACGCCAGACTTTCCGCAACACTGGTATTTGGCTTTGATGAAAAACCTGGCCCTGAACATGGCGCCGGCGTATGAAATAACACCCAGCGCAGATTTAAGGGCGCAGGCTCAATATTGGCTTCAGGTAGCTCAAACGTTTCACCCTGAATATTCAAACATTTTTTTTGAACCAGAAAAGATATATTAAAACGAAACATGCGGATATCTTTTTTATCAAATTCGCCACAGCAAGAAGGGCATTATCCGGTAAATTTATACCTTGAGCCGGAATCTGATGACGGCTATCCGGCGCTCGTGGGCACGCCGGGATTAAGCCAGTTATGCGACCTGGGCACCTCGGCGGAAGTGCGCGGGCTTCACGTGATGGGCGACTATCTTTATGCCGTTAGCGGATCGTCTTTTTTCAGGATAGACGGCAATTATAACGCCACAAACAAGGGAACGCTTAACTCTTCTTCCGGCACGGTCTGGATGGCGAATAACGGCCTTCAGGTCATGGTGACAGACGGAACAACGGGCTATGTTTACACTTTAAGCGCAGACACCTTTGCGGAAATATCTGATGGTGATTTCCCTGGAGCGGGCACGGTTACTCATCAAGACGGGTATTTCTTAATAAACAAGCCCAGCACCGATTCTGTCTATATTTCCGCCTTAAACGATGGCACAAGCTGGAGTTCGTTAGATTACGCCTCGGCAGAAGGCGACCCAGGGGACGTTCTGGCCGTTTTTTCAGATCATAGAGAAGTACTTGTTTTGGGCGAAAACGCTTCCGAGGTTTGGTACAACTCAGGCAATTCTTTCCCCTTTGACAGACGAGAAGGCGTTTATCTGGAGGTTGGGGTGAGCGCCCCGGCGTCACCGGCCAAAATAGACAATTCTGTTTTCTGGCTTGATAACAACGGACAGGTCAGGCGAATAGAAGGATATACGCCTGTTATTATTTCGACAAGATTTATAGAGAGGGAGATTGCGGGATATTCTACCATTAGCGACGCTATCGGTTTTGGGTTTGTAGATCAAGGTCATTCTTTCTATCAGCTAACCTTCCCGACCGCTGGCGTGACGTGGTGTTACGATGCGGCTGTTAAGCATTGGCACAAACGGGCAAGCTATCCTGACAATAAACGGCATAGAGCTAATTGTTATGCCTATTTCAATCGCACTCATGTTGTCGGCGATTTTAGAAATGGCAAAATTTACAAATATGATGACTCTGTTTATACAGACGACGGCGAAACAATACAGCGGGTTCATGTTATCCCCAAAATTTTCGCGGACAGGTTTCATTGGCTGAGAATATTTTTCAAGGCGGGCGTGGGGCTTGTTTCGGGCCAGGGTTCAGACCCGCAAGCTATGCTTGATTGGAGCGATAATGACTGCAAGACCTGGAGCAACGAGCATTGGGCCGATATAGGCGAGATAGGAGAATATACCCGCAGGGCTACGTGGGATCAACTGGGGAGGTCTGAAAGCGGATTCAGAAACTTCAGAATTACCGTATCAGACCCCGTTGAAGTGGTTATGAAAGCTGCCGAATTAAAGGCAAGCCCGGAATCGCAGGGGGGAAAATAAATGAGCTTATTAAACCATCCCCCAATAAGGGCGCCTTTTTTCCGTGGCGATACCATGTCTCGTGAATGGCGAGACTGGTTTGACCGTGTAGCCAACTCAGGCATCACGCAAGACAACCTTAGTTTTACCGCATTTGAGATTGGCGTTAATGATTTAGACGATATCGCAGACGGTTCGACATATGCAAGGGTTTTGTCTACCGATATCTCCGCTGGCCACATCAAGCTATCCGAAGCAGTGGGTGACCTTGATGACATTGCTGACGGCACATACGGTAAGGTTCTATCAACCGATATTTCGGCGGGGCATATCATTCTATCCTCTGTTGATGGGGACGCAGACGACATCTCTGAAGGGGCAACGCATAAATTTGCAGGGGAGAGTGGAGCGGATGTTACAGCCAACAATCCTCAATCTTCTTCTTGGTTGACCGATCAGGCTAACATCATTTTCGAGAATGACTCCATTACCCGATTGATTGACAGAACATTAGACTATATTGCG